GGAGCCGTGTACGTTGCTGCTTTCCTTCTTGCCTTTCGCGGCGGCTTGGGGGTTCTGACCCATCGCTTTTGCCGCGTTTTCCCCGGCTTTTCCCGCCGATTCTGCGGATTTTGCGACATTCCCAAGGTCGTCACCGCCACCAAGTCCTTTCAGGGCGGTCTTCAGCTTTTTCAGCAAATCCGTCAACTTGGAGATGGACTGCTGTGCGTCATCCGTGCTTGACTTTATCTCTATATTTAACTTGTCGATGCTGTCAGCCATAACAGCCCACCTCCATCATCTACGCCTGATTGCTTTTCGGAAGCCCAGCCGCTGTCGCATGCGCTATATACAGTTCTTCGTTTCGTAAGGCTTCCCGCAATTCTTTTTCCATCTGTTCGGCTTCGAGTTCTTCGTCCGTTTTCTTGGGCCATGTGAACGGTCGTGACGGGTACTCCGCAGTGAACTCACCCCCATGCACAACACGCCCCGTCGCCACATAGACGGCAGACAACACATACTGCCCCATCGACCACATCATTTCATCTACCATCTTGCACTTCTCGCTATACCCTCTCGAGTAAAGCCGTAGGATATGCGGGTTCATCTCCCAAAACTCATAGTAATTCACGCCAAGTGCAATAGCCGTGGGCAGATATACGTCCTCGAACCGCTCCCTAGCAGAACGATATGTTTTTAGCTGTTCTTCCGGGACTTCTTCGGCGTTACCACCGTCTCCTCCGCTGTTTCTTCTTCCGTCGGAGTGTTCTGAGCCTTCCCCAAAGCCTGAAAAAAATCAGATTCGGAAATCGCATTGGTGAATGCATCGTAAAGCCCGGAAAGGTTGCCGCCAGAAATAATGTGCTTTTCGATCTCGTCACCGGCCTCTTCGGAACTCATGCCGCCGCAGTATGCAAGATATTCGCGCCCAACTTTCATCGGCTTGTTGTCGATCTGGTCAATCGGGAGCCCTCTGTCCTCCAACATGCACATGAAGTTGAAAGTCACATCTTTCGCTTTGTAAGTCTTGTTATTGATTGTGAAAGTCATCTCTCTATCTCTCCTTTTGTTTCAAAAAAGCCGCCCCAGAACATGTCCAGGGCGGTGTTGTATGGCATTATGATCCCGGCTAATCGTCAGGTGGTGATTGCAAGGGTGTATTCTCCAGATGTGCTGTTATATGTCACAGTGCCATCCACATGCTCCGGCACGGTCTTCGGCACACAGGTGACGGTCATTTCCAGAACACCATCCGGGCCAGACGTTTCATTGGGAGTGGCGATAGGCTGTGCGCTTGTGTAGGCATAGATGCCATGACTGCCAAGGCCATCAGAGCCGTACAGTACGAGGATGTCCACATCACCGCCCATTTCCTCAACAGTTGTGACAACGGCATTGTCAAGGTTGCCAACGTACTCCTTGGAACCGGACTGCTTGATGCCGGGGAGGAACGTCTGCGCACCGTCTTCCAGAGTGGTGGTCTCCACAGTGGACGGAGCCTGTAAGGGAGTGGGGACGGTCTTTGCGGGCATAAGCAGCTTATAGGCACCCGCAAAAGTAGTCTGATTGGCAGTATGCTCTTTCCAGAGAACCCTGGTTAAATAGTTTGTGCTTGCCATGGCTTTTCCTTTCTTTTCGATTGGGCTATAGGTTATTCGTCAGAACCGATAGAGCGGTTCATGCGACAACTCATTTGTTTCGTATCGTTGCCTGTAGGAACAAAGACCGGCGTTCCTCTCAGGCCGAACAACATGGTTTTGAACTGCGATACAACTTCATACATGACCTTTTCAGCAACCGATTTACCTTGCGCCTTGCTCACTGTCACATCAATCTGAACGTCACAGGAAAAGGCGTTTACTTCGGTTCCTTCAAGGTCTCTCGCAAGTTCAGCGCCCTGTAAATAATGGATATAAACAGTGGGGAACTTTGGTTCCATCTGCGCCGTATCGTCCTGCGTGAATCGGATGTCCGGGTATTTCGCTTTCAGTACACGTTCGGAGCGAACCTTCACTACAGTGTACATTTCGGCCTGTTTCGTTAACATCCACTGAACACTCATAGTCACCCTCCGAACGCTTCAATCGCGCAATCCCGTATCTGTTTCTTCATCTCTTCCATCGCGTTATACATGGGATATGTGGGCTGAACGGCTGTGCCTAACTTTTTGGCAACAGGTCTCCCGGCAGCGTCAACCTCCGTGATGATCCACCACGAATAGTCGTTCTCATGACCAGAGACAGAGAACGTGCCTTTGCCGCCATGCCCGCCATATGCATCTGTAGGCGGCACAGCATACCCGGCAGAGCCGAACTCCATCATCGCCAGTGGGTACACTTCGTCGTTGTGTTCGCCGCCGTCCGCGTCATACCACCGGGAGAAGAATGTCTCTCCCACGCCAACCATGATGCCTTTCGCGGAATGACCGTCTGTCGGTTCAAGTTCTTTATAGAACGAGATCCGTTCTGGCATATGGTGTGTTCCGGTCGCTATACTTTGCTCCGCAACCTTTATTCCGCAATCGAGTAGCAGTTCAAGAAATCGCTCATTCTTTTCGTCAAGTGTCTTTGCGTAACCTTCAAGTTGCCGAATGAGCGAGTCGATACCTTTTGAAGAAAGATCAACGCTAATTGTTTTCATCGCTGTCACTGCTGTTCTTTTGCAGTAAGAACCAGTCCTCTGTAAGTCCTTCGGTGCGAACACCTACGACCGTATAGTCAGAACTGGCCTGATGTGGTACTCTCATTCCGTCCTCAGATACAAGAGTGACGGTTGCCCCGTCCTCTGAAACCCCTATGTAGTTACCATCTGACTCGACCACAAAATCATCGGGCAAGTCGTCATACACAATCGGAGACGTGCGCCAGATGATAGCCCCCACAGCTAAAGGCAGATAGCCTTTCTGGCACACAATCTCCGAGTAAATTGACGATTGATCTACGCCCCACGCTTTCATGTGCATTTCGTTCAGTTCAGAACTGATGTTCGCACGAAACGCAACCGGCATTTCATACCTGGCTTCTTGCGTCCCGGTCTCGACAGGAACAGACTCACCGTCAACCTCAATCATGATGGGGTGACCGTCTTCGTCCGTCTCGTACACAGGAACCGTGCCAGAGTACAAAGAGTAGTGCATGTTTTGCTTATTGATTCGAGCCATACGCGGCGCTTTTGTTCTCATGTGCCCTCCTATCTCATCCCCGGCTTCCCATCCTTTCCAGCCGGGAATCCCTACGTCTTAGACGCGCTCGACCTTCATGTATGAGATAGAGGGAGAACCCCACTAAACAAAGAGGAGCGTCGAACGAACTCACGGGATACTTGATTCTCCTTGTTCGTTTTCTGCCACTCGATGCCTATCATGTTGTAATCGTAAAGGGCGACATTCCGGCACACATCGTAGAACCGCTCCATGTCGGATTCGATTGTTTCCTCCGTGTAATACGAAGGGTACTTTCTGGCAAGACGGATTTCACGGTATGCGCCAATGACTTTTGCGGCTAACAGCGTGGCGTTGAACTGGTCGTCAGTCGGTTCAAGTTCCGCTGTCAAATCCGCAACTATATCCTGCACCAACTGGATTTCTGAATAATCAACAGCCACGGCAACCACCCCTTACTCTTTGGTTTTTTTACTGCGCTTCACAGTCTTGGGCTTTTCACCCTTCGCCTGTTCTTTTTCCGGTACAGACGCAGGGGATTCAGCTTTCTTCTCTGCTTCTCTCTGACGCAGTTTATTGCGGCGAAACATCATCCCCATATCAATACCTCTTTAGGCGAAAGGCAGCTTGATGACCTTGTTCGCATCGTACACATACGGCGCAAACAGCTTGGAAGCCTTGATGACGTTCGTCTCGTCGATGATGTCCCGATCGAACTCCACCAGAGTGTCGCGCTTCATCACGATAGCAAGCGCACCGGGCTTCACGATGTAGCCAACAGCACCGGTAGCGGCAGTTGCTTCGTAATAGTTGCCGATGTCGGCGGTGACAGGATTGGCAACGGCTTCATAGGCACCCAGTTCGTTCAGGATGTAATAGGTCTTACCGGAAGCAACAGCGACATCGGATGTCTTCGCATAGGTGGAGTAACCGGCAGTCGCAAGTCTGTTGGATACAACAATCTGGCAACCATGCACCATGCCGACAGTGCCGCGAACAATGGCTTCCGCACCAATCTCAGTGTTCGGAATCCACGCGCCAGTCTTACGCAGACGGGCATAAGCGGCGGGAGGGATAGCCAGAACCTTCTCACCATCCAGATCTTCGCCAAACAGGGTCAGAGCATCGGCGAGGTCATCGGCAATGCCATCCGTAGTGGTCGCGGCGGCAATTGTCTTGGACAGACCGGCAGTGGCACCCATGTTCTGAATCAGCAGACCTTCCACCTTGTCATTGATGGCGGCAACAACCTGTCTTGCAGCTTCGTTCGCAATACTGCCATACCCGGAAAGCATTGCTTCATCCGTGAACTGTACTGCCTTTCCGATTTTGGAGACCTTTACTTTCGTAGTGCCCTGAGAAAGAACGGAAATCGGAATGTCCGCACCTTCGTTCACGGCAGATGCGGCACCAATGTAGCGGTAAAACGGCATTGTCAGTTCATCACCGGCGCGGCCTACGAGCGTAGTGTCGATCCTGGCCAGGGGGGCGAACCGGATAGCATCAATAAGTTTTCTGTCAATAGCATCTGCGACCACTTCCGGGTCAAACAGATTGGCAAGCATAGTGGTATACTGTGTAGCAGCCATGTTTTCCCTTTCTGCCCCGGTCGGGGCAAGTGTTATTTAGTGTTTTTGTATCGTGCATATTCTTCGGGATGTTCCCGCTTGAACTTTGTCAGCGCTTCGATGTCCATGTCGGCCATCATCCGATCAAACTGC